ATCATTTGCTGCTGATCTCGCGCTTCAATGGCCTGTATGGTCTGGGCCAGATGGTCTATGCGCGGATCATGGGCTGGTTGCGGCTGGCCCTGTTGGGGCTGTGCTGCACCGGAGAGATCGACCTTGAATTGCTGTGCTGTGTTGAGCAGAAGTTGTCGCTTCTGGTCAGGTGTGCCGGTGCGCATAAGCGCCGCCATATGGAGCAGATCACGAACGGCTCCGGCAGGATTCCCGCCTTCGCTTTTGATCATCTGCTCGTACGGCGCTATTTCCCGCCACATTGTATCAGCAAACTCAGCCTTTCCCCCTAAGTCTTGCTTGAGTTTGGCAACGCCTTCCTGCATCTGCCCTTCCCGTGTGCGGATGTACTCCTGCAACTCCGGGGGAGCCTTTGCGAAAAGTTCGCGGCCTTGAGCGTTCCATGAAGACGGAACACCATCAGCGGGCTTGTCGGCCTCGCTGGAAACTTTGTCAGGCGCTGGCGTTTCCGCCGCAGCCTCCTCTTTCTTTGCGAATTTGCCCGTCTCATCCCGTGCGCGGTCTTCCTTGACCGGCTCCGGCTCTGCTGCTTGCTCGGCAAGCGCTGCGTTCAGGCTTTCGCGAATTGTATCTGGTTCGGGAGTGGTATCTTCCGGTTCAACTGCCGGTACGTCTTCTTCGATTTCTTCTGGAAGGGTGTCCATCCATCAGTCTCCATCGTTGGGGTACGGCGTCATCACGACGCTGTTATGTTGTAACATAGCACACACCCTATGGCGTGTCTACGCGGGGCATGTACTAAATGTGGCCGCCTAACTCCTGCGCGGCTCTCTTGATCGATGCCACACGCTCTGCCTTGGCTGCCTTCGGGTCCGGCTTGCGTGATGGTGCTGTCATTGGGGCCTGATCGCCAACCTCAATACACCCGCTGGCCTGTGTCATGCGGCGAAACGTGCTCTTGCTGTCTGTCACAAGACCTGTCGCCGGGTGCTTGAGGTCGTTCCCCAAGCTGTCGGAAATGATGATCGGGAACGCAATATCAGATCGGGACTCGTTTACGCTCCCACGCGCTAACCATTCTTCATGGCTCAACCATTTCTTGGCCTGAAAATCGTAGTGTTCACGCGCCATCAGAGACCTCCCGGCAACATGTTCTGTGCCCTGTCGTATCCTGTCTGATCATTTACCGCGACCGGCAGGGCCGCAGCTTCGATTTGTGCCTTCGCTACATCGTTGCTGGACGTGATAACCGACGCTTCGGCCTTCGCCATTTCCGCCTGCGTCTTGGCCTTGTCAGCCTCCGCCTGCATCATTTGCGCAGGATCGGGCGGTCCCGGCTCTTGGGGCTGCATCATACTGTCCATGACCTGCTCAACCACAGACTCCAGCGAGTCACCTGCTTTGAAGCCGCGAATAGCAAACTTGAGGAACTCCGCCGCCATCGGTGCCATTTGCGGTGTCGCCTGAATAACCGGTGCCCATCCCTGCACAAACTGCGTCACAGCCGTGATGAACTCGACGCGGCTTTCTTTATCCGCTTGTTCATCTGCTGCGATGGTCGAATCCGTTTCAATCTCTACGCGGAAGTTGCGGAGTTTGTCATTCTTGATCAGGTCAAGCGCCGGAATAATATATTGATGGTCGGCTTCCGGCAGACTCTCGACATTGGCAATTTTCAGGATGGTCTCCGGTGCGAAGTGATTGGCGATAATCTCTGCCTTGATCCGCACCGTATCACGGGCCATGCGGGCAATCTCTTTCTGTTTCTTGCGCACCCGCACAGACCCCCATTGCGCCTTGAGGGTTTGTGCTGTCGCTGTCTCGTCTGCGTCACCCTGGCCGCGCAGGATGTCTGACAGGCCCGTGACCTCGTACAGCACCATCTTTGCCCGGTCTCTGGCGTCGTACAGGCTGATCAGCGCGTCTGCGATTTCTTTCAGCGGCACCCATGCAATCGCGTTGGCAATGCCGCCCTTTTCAGAGAACATCGCCCAATTCTCGACCGGTATCAGTTCCGCCTCGTTCCCGTCCTGAAACAACCGCTTGATTTCGTTCAACTCGCCAGCATACAGGCCGCGCAGCTTCAACGCTGTGGTCAGGTGCGTAATGCGGGCTGTCAGGCTGTCGATTTCCTCCGCCTGATCCTGATACTGTGCGTAATCCGGTACTGGAATGAGGTTGTCATTCGCAAGCGTGGCGAACAGCGGGCGCGGGCATGGGAAGAACTCTTTCAGACCCAACGGATCGTCGCGCTCGTCTAGCGGCCCCTCCTCATGGTTCTTGTGCAACCAGATTGCTTTCTTTGATGCCTTGTCCCAAATCTCGTACACCGTGGCCTTGGAGAACATCGAATCCTTATCGTCGTCTTCGTCACCCTCCGGCTTGGCGTCCAACGGTATCAGCTTCACCTTGTTGCGGCCTATCGTGGCGTCAAAGCGCTCATGCAGTTCTTCACGGGTCAGATACGCCTTCCGCCATACCGCATAGACCTCTGCCCATGTCCTTGCCCCGACGTTGTGACCGAAATCAAGATAATGCACATAGTCGTCAACCGCTTCCTCGTACTCGACTTCCTCATACGGTTCCGGCGTGACGCTGTATTCACCTGTTTCCTCGTCAAGATCGGCGTCGTCGTAATGCTTGCCCGCCGCATCAACGAACCCGCTGACTTCCATTTCATTGTCGATCTGCAATCCGGTGTCAGGCATGGACACAGCGACAGGATCAGGGTTGACCGTCTGCATATGCGGCACGTATCGCTGCCACGTCACGCCCATGCCAACCAGAAGGAAGTCGCTGCGTGCCGCTTGCATGGTCTCGTCAAAGCGATCCTCACAGTCCAGGAAGTAATCCACAGATCGCTCAAGGATGGTGGAGGCTACACGACCAACAGGATCATGATCACGGAAGCGACGGCGCACCTCCGCCTTTGGAACCTGCGCGTAAACGGTCGGCTCAAGGGTCTCGATGTTTGCCCAAAGGATATTCATGCGGGACGTTCTGTCCTTGCTGTCCCGTTCATCCTTATAGCGCTTGGTGATCTTCTTCGCCCGCTCATTGAACGGTTTGCGCTTCTTCTCATATAGCTTGATCTCTGTCACCCATCGTTTGTGGGTTGCGCGGGCCTGATCCGGGTCCAGATCGTCAACCGCTTCGATCTTCTCGCTATTTTCCATGAAAGTCTCCATCAAGGGAGGGTCGGCGCTTCACAGCGCTGATAACTAAACCCGGTTACTTGCTTTGCCGGTCATCTCGTAAAGGTCATCCAGGGTGACAGTAGACTTACCGCCAACGCGCAAAACCTTGTCTTGCGGCGCAACCACTGTCGCAGCCGGTTCTTTCCACACCCACGCCAGATATCGAAGCGTATCAGCGTAGTGGTTTGTCCAGTCCATATGCGGCTTGTCACGAAAGCACTTGCGCTCGTCATCCCATTCCCTGCGGAAGTTCTGCACCGCATTGATGAAATCGGAGCACTTACCCTCATCAATCCAAAGGCGCGGGAACAACTGCCGCGCCGCCATGATGCCCTGTTGTTCGCTGTTCTTGTTCGGCAGAATCATCAGGTTCTTGACGTTGTGATCCTGCTGCATCTGCTCAATCATCGACCGGCCCGCAGCAACGAGTGTCTTTGCTTGGGCATCGTGTGGCAACCAGTGTCTGGCGTAGCTGTACGGCTTGCTCTTGATCAGATCAGCGTAGTGCTCAATATCCCGCCCGCTGGCTGAGTAGGCATCGATAATCCTGACCTCACCGCGCAGCACCTGAAAGAACAGGATGCAGGTATCATCCGAATACCCAATATCCCAGACCGTGAAGACCGGCAGGCTTTCATCCCACTCAACATGACCTATGCGGCCTTCCTTGGTGGCCTTGGCAATCTCCCCGCCGTAATACGCGCCCATGATTGCAGCGTCGAATGAGCAGAAATATTCCTGCTCAAACTGCGCAATCCCAAAATCCTCACCATAGAGCGCGATGTACTCCGCCCTGATATCCGCCAATTCCTGGCCTGTGAACGCCCTTGTATCCTCTATCGTGCTGATCTCTGCGAACCAGCCATCCGTGCTGCGAGCCATATCGTACATGGCCTTGGCGTGATTGTTGCCGCGTGGCGTGGTGATGAACATCGCCCATCCGTTATTCTCACGCATCATTGGCGAGATGTAGCCCCATGCAGCCGGGTTGGCCAATGCCCACTCAGAGAACACCACACCTGCCACGCCAGCGCCTACAAGGCTGTTGTACCGGTCTGACCCGATCACCTGCCACGTCGCGCCGTTGCGCAGCTTGATGAACATCTCCTGATCATTCGTGTTGGTGCGCACTTCCTTGGGAAAGGCCTCGTCTATCCTCAGTTTGCCTGTGTGCGGGTTGACCGCTGTCCATATCGCCTTGCGGGCTTGGCTGTACTCCGGCAGACAGTGCCAATATGTCGCCGGGCGCTGCATCGCCAACTCAAACGTGGACCCTAACGCGACTTCATCCTTGCCCCATCGGCGATGCGCAATCTCGACGGCACGCTTGCCACCCTCCACCATGTACCGGTGCAGCGGCCTTTGGTAGCCGCGCCAATTTCTAACGATCTCCATAGTTATTCAGGATGGTTACCTGTAATGCGCCTCCGCCATCTCCCGTTACCTGAAGCGGCAACACCTTGCCTAGAAGCGTCAGGAATGCAGGTGGGTTTTCTACCGCCTGCTTCTTGAGGTAACCGACCATCCCCTCTTTTTCGCCCGCTTGCTCTGCTGCCAGCAAAACGGCGTCTTTCAGTATAGCCGTAGTCTTGTTCAGCGAACCCTTTGGCCTTCCGGCACCGGCCCGACGCGGTTTATTTTTCTTCACTATTTTATTATCGGTCATGATGCGCCTTTCCGCCGGGTGTCCGGCATGCTGGCTGGTTAATCCTATGCGTTTTGAGCCATCAACATGTCTGCAAGGGAGCGATTGCGATTGTCTGGAATGCCTGGTGGCTGACTGCCGGGGGCCGCCCCGAACCCTGGGCTTCCAACCGGCCCAATTGATGGCGGTGATGCACTTGGCATCTGACCACTCAGGCCAATCTCCGTACCCAAAGCTGAATCAATGCTGTTGCCTGTCGTTGCTTTCGATATACTGTTTGCCAACCCAATTCCCGGAGCGGCCATTCCAACCAGCCCGCCAACCGGCGTTGCACTGACGTTCTGGTCTGTCGCTTTGTTTGATAGCGGATCGGGCCGAAAGCTCATAAATCCCATTGTGGCAAGGTTTCCCAACATCGATATGGCCTTTTGTGCCATCGTTGCGTCATAGCTGTAGTTCTGTGGATCATCCTGCCCGTAGGCACGACCACCAAAACCACCACCGTCACCCATGCCACCTGCGCCGCCGTCTCCCATACCTCCGGGGCCTGCACCGCCGTCGTTTGCTTGCCCGCCGGACGCACCAGCACCGCCAGGACCAAGCCCGTATTCCGGCATGCCTGTTGCTGGGTTAACGCTGTTCTGGGGTGCGCCTGCGATGAATTGCATTGGATCCACACCAGCCTGCATGGCTGCTTGCTGAAAGGCTGCCATGACCTCTGGTGTCTGGAGTTCGGGCGGGATCATCAATTCGGATTTGTTGACGTGAGCAACAGCGTTGTCGCCATACCGCCCTTGCGCTGCGATGTTGTTCATCAGTCTCTCCGATCAGGCTGTCCGCCCAAAGAAAAAGGCCACCCCGAAGGATGGCCCGTGCGCGGATCGGCAGGAAATCGCTGATTCCGCCGTATTACCTCAATGGCTTACAGATTCGACACAAGATCGGCAACTTTTGTCTGGAATGAGCGTCTGCTCAACCTTGCCTGTGTCTGGGTTCACGGCATAGCGTACCAGAGCAACACCATCACAAATCAAGCGAACCTCTGTCCCAGTCCTACATGAAGCCTCAACCTTCTTCGCGAGAGACCTCACCAAGTCGTCAGCAACATCGAAGCGGGGCGGAGCCTTCAGGGATTTCCACGATATGCCGTCATATGGTTTCATGTCGCTGTCCTTTATGTGACAACCAGCCGCCTCATAGCTGTTGTCGCGCCCGCGCTTCCTGTTGTTTCGTTGGGCCAAGCGCCAACAGGCCGGAAGCAATTATGCGCCGTCAAACGCTGCCCAGTTCCGAGGCACCTTACGGGTGGTGTTAAATCCAGCGGGCCAAGAGGCGAGCTTTCGTGCTTTTTCCCGCTCTCTCCCGGCTTTAGCGCTACCCTAGGCCACGCCGCCGCTGGAACTGTTCGGATAGGCAGGTCGCCACTCCTGCTGGACGTGATGCGGCATGTAGCCGCCGGGCTGGGTGGTCCCGTATGTCGCTTGCTCCGCAACCCATATTGGAGCGTGTGTCTGCTTTCCACACCGCTATCCGAACTCAACCGGATCAATGCCAGCCTGCGCATCTTCCGCGTCACGAACCTAATGCCCGTCGATCAGGGGGCCAATCCCAACTCAATACGCGCGACGACTGTTTCCAGCCACCTTCTATCCGAACTCTTACCGGTGACGCTATGTGCGCCGTCTGGCGAAACTGAAATGAATAAGGGGCATAAAACCGCACCCTCTATTAATCACATTACACCGCATCGTGTGTCAGGTCAAGCCAGCATCTACCAGCGCTTGAAGCCCGATCAACACATATTCGCGGTTAGCTCCTGTGTCGTTTTGAATGGCTGCCCGGACAGATTTGGCGACGTGCTGACCTTCCCCCCGCAAGACCTCAAAGCGCCTGTTGTACCGCGCTCGGATGGTCTTCGCCCGCTCTGGTGATATGTCGATGGCGGGCCCGCGTGGCAGGAATTGCGATAGCGTGTCCTTGTGCGGGGCTATGCCAAGCAACATGCTCATGTCGTCAATGGCCTTGGCGTAAGCGGTTGCGCTCCCTTCTT